TGCTTCAGATTTTGGCTCTTCTTCGATTACATCGCCTTCAGGTTCAGCTTCTTCTGCCTTAGCTGCCTTTGCATTTACGATATCCTTGACTTGAGCAAGGGTCGCTGCAGGCTCTTTAAGTTTTGCAGAATCGTCATCTGGCTTGTAGTTTTCTGGTGTAGGTCCACCAAGATCCTCTACTGGAACTCCTGATGCTGGCATAGGATCAGCTTTTGCTGCTCCTGCTGTGACCTGATTTTCTTCGATGTTTTCCATTTCGTGTAAGTTGTTACAGTCTTTTTAATTGAATTCGTAAGAATCTATACTTATTTATAGATCTTTTATATTTAGAGGTTATTTAGAAAATCTTGGAATAAACTAAGTTTCTTTTCCTCTAGTCTTTTTTGATCGACAAGTGTATTAATTGTCCTTTGAGTTTTCTCTGCGAGTTCCTCACGAAGGTTTCCACCTTCCCAAACCCACTCTTTTCCTTCCATGATTCCATTCACAAAAGCATCAGGTGCGGAAGGATCTGCTACTATATCAGCAGCAGTTGCTAATTGGAAATCTTCTCCAACCATTTTGCAACCATTATTGCTCTCTCTTAGAGAACCAACACCACGAGACGAGACTCCGAGTTTAACTCCTTCATCAATTAATGATGATGCAATTTTACCCATTGGTGTTGAGAGGAGAGTTGCTTTTCCTCTAAAGTTATTACCCTCTCTTACAAGAGAAGTAATTTTGTGTGAAACACGATCAAGATTTACAGTTGGACCTTCGGGATGTCCGAGTTCTCCAAGTGCTCTTCCTTCTTTCACAAAAGTTTTATTGTATCTGTTAACTTCTCTTTCAAGAATATCAACGGGATACATTCTCCCATTTCTGTTTTTAATTCCACCTTGAAGGAATACACCTTCAATACAAAGACGTTTTTTGCCTTTATATTTTTCTGTGATAAATTGTACTTGAGAAATTTCTTCTGTGATGAGTTTCATGGTTCTATTTTAACTAATTGTGTATCCTACTTTTGCACCTAAAACAGAGGCATGTGCTGCAAAAATTGCTTCAGTTGATTTTTTTTCTACAACTTCTTTAGTATTACCGAGTAAAGTAAAAGTTCCGATTGTTGTAGATCCTCCAACCTCATCAATTACAGTTACTAATCTTGCAGTAGCTGTTGTATTAACGAGACGGACTGCTGTAGCACTACCAAAGGTAGATGCACCTGCAGCGTCTGTGCCACATGCTGCTTCAGTACCTTTAATTAATGTGATCATGTTTCCTCTGGTTCTATAGTAGTTTCATCTTCAACTTCAACTTCAGATTCCGCTTCGGGTGCTTCATCACCAAAAAGTTCTGCACCGACAATTGGTCTGGTTGCATCAACGTACTCTGCTGCTTTTGCATAGAGTTTTTCCTTTATTTTGTCGGAAATATCACTCGCACTAGCATCAGTAGCGATTAAATCTACAAGATCTTCCATAAAATTATTTGATTACAATGTATTTATTTATAGCTCCGCAGATTTGGTATCTTTTTGATACTGTGCATCTGTGATTTGTGATGCTGCTGCGTCTGGATCTTCGTCTGTTGGAACTGCTCCTAAATCTTGTCCTTGTCCCTCTTGTGGTAATGGTTCTCCAGTTATTGGATCAATCTCTGCAGGATTTGGAAGTATACCTTTTTGTATTTCATCTTCAATCTGCATATCAATCTCTTCAATTTCTTGATCTGTTTGACGAAGTATTCTACGTCTTACATAATCTTGAGAATAATATCTTCCAACGTATGGTTCAGCAGCTGCAGCAACTGTAATTCTTTCATTAAAGAGTTCTGTTTCCTTTAATTCTGAGAAGTGATTATCATATAAAAAGTCATATTGTATGTGTTCACTCATTATTTCCCAGTCTTCTGGGGTGATAATGTTCTTCAATATAAGCTGAGTCTTCAGCATATCGTCAAACATTCTAGAAAATCTATGTCTTAATCTACCTACAAATTTTGTGAATTTTAATTCGTCTCTTAATATTTCTGAGGATCTTCCCAAGTTGAATCCTCCCTCTCCATCCATTCTGGAAGGCGGTACGTTGAGCGACCTATATAATTTCTTTTTGAAGTACTCAATATCCGTGATTTCACCAAGGTTTTGACCTCCAGGCAAAGTAGAAATTTCAGTTCCACGGCCTCCTTCTCTCCTAGGGAGCCAGAAATCTTCAAGCATTGCCATGTACTTCTTGTCATCGCGGATCTCTCCTGTGTTAGCGTCGTAAACTAATTTGTTCCGATATCGCATCATCACATCTCTGAGATATTGCTCTGCTTTTATCTTAGGTAAATTACCTACATCTATATAGAAGATTCTTCTCTCAGGAGCTCTTGAAAGTCTGTAAATCACCAAACTATCTTCAATCATACGAAGTTGATTGATAGACTTGATTGCTTTATGAAGATATGAAAGTGTTGATCCTTTATTTCTATCTACTAATCCAGATGTGCAATATGTAATTGCATCTCTTGCAATTTTCATTCCTTGACTTGCACCAGTTGCATTTATATTTCCTGTTGGATATTTACCACTAGCATTGTATATAAAATATTCTTCTATCTCTGGAAATTTATAATCCATCGGATCTGGTGAGTTTCCAGTGTTTATTTTTATTTGATCTTGCTTTTTACTTTTCTGTTGACGAACATAACGCATTTTTAATGCATCAACGTAACGTAATTCTTGAATACCTTCTTCTGGTTTTTTTAGGTCAATTATTTTATGATAATATATTCTTCCATCTACATACCAGTTTCTATAGATTTCATGTGCCTTTTTATCAAAATCTAATAGATCACATATGTGTCTAAATTCTTTTCTTACTTTATCTTTAATACCATCACTGGCATTTAAATTATCAAGATTAATTTCTACAGGTACATCATTCGTATCTGATACAATTGCTTCATTAACAATATCTTCAATAGCACTATCCGCTTCTGGTTGAAGTGCTAGTTCACGATATCTTTTAATCAAGTCGTATTCGGTTTTGTAGATACCTTCGATATCAACATAAGAACCAAAAAAACCACTACTCATATAGTGGTCAGACCCATCCTCGTTATTTGGAGGAACAGGTGAGACCGCAGTAGGAGATAGTGGTTCGGAATCCTCTATCGAGAATCCAAATAATTTAGCCATAATAGAGTTACTCTATATGAATTATAGTTTCTTTTTACTATTTAGTCAACTTAAATTAACCTGCTTGGCCAGCACCTGTAACTCTGATAGACTGAACTGCAAATTCAACTGTATATTCTTCTATTGTATCGCTTGAATCGTAAGATACATCAATACTTCCAACTGAAATTGGGAATATGTCAATAAACTCATATTCCTTAAGAACTACGTTTGCATCTCCACTATTATTAGTGCTTGCTACTTGTGATCCTCTACCAAGTTGGAATACTTTAGCATTTACCATATAAGATGATGGGTTTGTTGAACCCATGTTATCATCTAATGCTGCTATCTGTTGTGTCCACTCTTCAAATGCATTTCTGAATAAGAAATCTTCATCATTGATTACTGTGATAGTCCAGTTTTCAATTGTTCTGTCACCAGCAACTTTAAAAATACGACCTCTAAATGGAACGTCTATGTTAGCGATGGTTTGTGCTGGCATCTGTGCTGCCTTACATAAAAATCCAAATCGCTCTGCTTGCCAAGGGAATGTTACACTCGCTGGTAAGTTTGTTAGTTCAACTTCAAATAAATTCGGTCTAGCACCGCCACCCAGTAATCTGGATTTAAATTGCGAGATTGTTCTATTGTCTCTTGTTTGGGCCATTGGTTTAGTTTCCTCCGATGATTGTATTTATAAAGTTAAACGCGGCCAGCGACTTCTTCAAAACTGATTCCTGTTCTAGTTGCAACAAACGTTAGAGTAACGTAGTTGATTGACTTCGCAGGTTTCAAGAAGATATCAGCTCTGAACTCATTATTATCAATAACATCAGGGGTGTTATTTGTAGTGTCGCAAATAACTAAGAATCCGTAGATACCTCGTTTTGCTTCGACATCTCTCAAGTATGGTTCAACAATGTTTCTGAAGTTTGCTCTTGTTAATTCATCATTTAACTCAAAGAGTTGTGCTTCAGCAGCACTCTCAAGAGCTTGTTCAACTGTTAAGAATAAACGACGAACATTGATTCTATCGAATGCAGATGCAAATGCAAGTGCAGTCTTATCACCAAAGAGTAATGTTCCTACACCAGGTTTGGTGATAACAGAGTTAATTCTCTGAGGATAAAGTTGATCTCTTTGATCTTTAGTTGGGTTATATGCTAGTTTAA